AAGGCCAATAATTGGCAACATAAACAATTTGCGCTAAACTCCGCAAAATAATTAAACCAATGATAAATATATTATCAGTACTCTAGGAAAAACTATGAAACTAACCGAATTTAACGCTAAACCAACAACAGTAGCTAAACAAGCTCTAAAAGAACACTTCAACACATCCTTTAATGTTGAGAAGCTAGGTCTATATGAGACTAAAAATATGCTTAAAAAAGTCAAAGGATTGATGAGTGAAGCAAAAAACAAGTCAATGAGTGGAGAACAAAATCCTGCTTACTTGAAACTTGTGTTCATGGAACAAGCACTAAATCATCATTACGGTGATTTAAGAACTATGCCAATGTACAATCCACGTATTGTTGTTGAGAATGAAGAAGTTGAGAAATCTCAAGTTGTTCTAGCCGCACAAGAAATGGTTGATTCAATGCAAAAGATGATTGAACAAGTTAGTGATATGCTAGTAAAAGAATTACCAGCAGTTGTTGACGGTGTTAACAGTGAGTTTGGAACAAGTGAAGGTGAACAATTTAGTAGCCAAGTAACAGAGGCATTGACTTCACTACAAGCCGCNCTAACACAATCTAAGACAGGTCTTACAGGCGCATTAGGTGTTGTNACTGGTCAAGGCGGCGGNTTTGGTATGGATGCAGGNGGCATGGATAATGGTATGGGAGCCGATCCAATGGCAGGTGGCGAGATGGGACCTGATCTAGGTGGTGAAGAAATGGGTGCTGACGCAATGGCAGAACCTGAGATGCCAGCAGAAGAACCAGAAGAGCCTATGCCAGCAGTAGGCAGAACNAAGCGTTAATATGCGCTTATNTGAATTCAGTGANAATGACCCATTNCGTATTAAGTTGACAGCAGTAGCTAATCANCTTTCTACGCAAAATGAACCTATGACCACTGATGAATTCTTGACTGTCTTAAACAAGAATGGCATAACTGTAGACAAAGCAGATTTGTTTAATATGATTAAACAAGATCCACTGAAAAATATCATCAGAGATATCGAAAAAGATCAAGTTATCTTCAAGGGCCAAGAACGTGATACTGATGGTGCCGAACAAGGCCCGGATGAGAATGAAAAGATTCGCCAGCAAATGGCTAGTAAACAAATCAATTAACCGAATATAGTTGACAATTAATCTAAGATAGTGTATAATCTTAGTAAATGTACAATCCCAACAAATTCAAATACGAACCACTCAAACGCATTGACACACCAGAAGGTCGTAGATATGCAACTCCCGATGGTAATAAACTTCCCTCAGTCACTACAATCTTAGATGCTACCAAATCGGAAGAATCTAAAAAAGCATTGATGGAGTGGCGCAAACGAGTCGGTCCCCAAAAAGCACAAGAGATAACAACTGAAGCCGCAGGTCGTGGTACACGAATGCACAAGTGGCTTGAAGATTATATTAAGACAGGTGATATAGGCACACCGGGAAGCAATCCATATAGTATTCAAAGTCATCAAATGGCTCAGAGCATCATTGCTCAAGGACTTAGTAAGTGTAATGAATACTGGGGTACAGAAGTTCCAGTATATTTCCCGTCAGTTTATGCNGGTACAACTGACTTGTGTGGTGTACATGATAATGCAGAAGCTATCATGGATCACAAGCAGACAAACAAGCCCAAGAAACGTGAGTGGATTGATGACTATTTTGTACAGTTAGCAGCCTATGCTAACGCACACAATGAAGTGCATGGAACAAAGATACGTAAGGGTGTTATTTTTATGTGTTCAGCTGCCAATGAATACCAAGAATTCATCGTTGAGGGTACTGATTTTGACAAATATACTGATATGTGGTTCAAAAAGTGTGAACAATTCTATATGAAGTTCTTGTAAATCGTGATAAATAGTTTAATCAACTGAAGATTAAACTATGGCCATTGTACAAATAAGTAAAATAATTCACAGAGTAGGTGCAAATATAGATTTGCCCCAATTAGACACGGGGGAAATAGGATTTGCATCAGATACTCAACGAGTATATATAGGAAACGATCCTATATTAGTACCTGTTCCGGATGGTGGAACAACTACACAAACTGAAATATTAACTGAAGTCTCAACATTACAATTTGCTAAAGTAGAAGGTTCTAGTAATACTTATCTTAGCACAGCTAATATTGTTACTGGTCAACTATTAGTAGCAAACGGCAATGCATCAACCGGTACGTCTTGGACTAACTGGGACGGAACAAAATTAGGCCCTAATAAAAATATTAAACTAAGTTTAGGAGCCCCTGCAAATATTTCAATTTCAGGCGGAATGAGTGGNGGCTTATTATCTACTGATGGAACCGGTAATTTAAGTTGGACATCCTCTGTTGGAGGAGGAGCAAGTTTACCTCAAGACGCAGAAGGTTGGTTGTATAATACTGGGTCTGATTTGTCTTGGGGTAAACCTAGCAACATTATTAGTGGAAACAGTAATGTATCTATTACNGCTAACAGCAATGTAACAATAAGTGTGGGTGGAACTGCAAATATTGCAACCTTTTCAACAGCAAATATTACTCTTAGTGCTAATACAGATATTAAATTAAGCGGTACTGGCTCAGAAGTTTCGGGTGCCAATCTTATTAGTGGTAACTACTTAGTAGGTACATTAACAACAGCCGCACAACCTAATATCACAAGTGTTGGTACATTGGCTAATTTAACAGTTACAGGTAATGCAACTGTTGGTACACTGATAGTAACAGTAGCAACTGCACCAGCAAATAGCTTTGGTGCTGTCGGCGATAAAAAAGGTACTATAGCGTTTGACAATAATTACATGTATTACTGTAGACAAGACTATGTTGACAATTTAACAGACATTTGGTCTAGAGTTNCAATGAGTCAGACTNCTTTCTAATCACCCAAAAAAGATAAATATAATGTTCGCTCTTGAATGAGAGTTTACGCAGTAAGCCACTGCGTAGGCCTAGAACGCCCATAACTTAAAGGAAAAATAAAATGGCATCAAATCTAAACAAGAAGTATTTCGGTAATCGTAACATCGGCACGACAGGCACAACTGATGATAAAATTGGTGGCCAAGGTGTAGCCAGCGTAACGATCGGTGGAGTTTGGTCTGGTTTTACCCAAGCCACTTCAACAGTAACTTTCAGTGCCCCACAATTGCCAGGTGGCGTAACTGCTGCAGGTACAGTGACAATTACAACCGGCGCACCAGTATCAGTGACAATTACAGAAAAGGGCTCTGGATACACATCAGCTCCTACAGTAACTATTGCTGATAGCGATGTCGGCGCAGAAACATCTGGTACAGCAGTAGCAGTACTAACAACTGACACCGGTGCACCTGGTTCAAGTACCAATCAAGAAAACGCACTTACACCGTTTGCATACGTAACAGGTGGTACTCGTAAAGTTGCTGATATTATTCGTCAAGTTGGTGCACGCCGCTACAAGGTTAAAACAGCAGACGGTACTATGACTTGTTCATTAAAAACATCAGCCGCGTCAAATGCTGCCGGTGAAATGGACTTAACAGCTACTGATTCTTCTGGTAAAACTTATTATGTTAAGAAACTTACTGGACACAAAGCAACATTNGTACGTTATGGTTCTGCAGGACATGAATTTGCTACTGACACCGCAGTACAGTGGACACTAGCCGCACCAACATTGAACACAACAGTTCAAATTGCTAACGCTTAATATTTTTAAGCATCAACAAAAAAGCCGCACTANGCGGCTTTTTTTATTAGTTTCTTTANTTTGTCTTGNACTACATCAAAGTTGACTGTGTTAAACAGTCCCGGATGTAATGGTTTGGGATAATGTTCACTGTCAGTCCAAGCATATCCACAATGTTCTTCATTCAATACTGGAATAAACTCTTTGTCTACTTTGCAAAAGAATGTATGATATGTAAATGTATTGTTTATGAATTTTTGTATTGGTACGAGTTTAGCATTGTCAGGAAAGAAACCTACTTCTTCTAAGCATTCTCTTTCAACACCTTTCAATAGTGTTTCTTTGCCTTCAATTTTTCCACCGGGTATACCCCAATTACCTGGATTTTTATTATCGTTTCTAAGTAGATAAAGAAATCTTTTTGTATCACTTGCGTAAAAAAAGATCCCTGCTGAGGTATTGTCTTTCATACTATGATTTATCATAGCATTAGATGACGATAGAAAAATCCCCCGCCTCATACCAACCCTCAAATGCTTTCACCCAAACACCATCAGTGAATCTATATTGTACACTGCTAGTTAGATTCTTAACATATTCAGTTGTAGTTGAATTTTTACTATCAAAATCAACTTGCCATTGTTGTGCGCTACTGTTATATTGAATAATATCATTTGCATAAGCAACTACATTACCCCAAATAGATGGTGAAACATTGTCTACATCACCTATATTTTCAATTAGTAAATATCGTTGACCATTANCCACTNCGGGTAACCCATGTGATGGACCTTTTGATTGAGGATTGATAATGCTATTAACCGGAGTCAACGTATTTTCGGGTAGTGTATCAGTATCAATATTATATAATAAAATTCTATCATCTGTTGGATTCAAGTTAATGGTGCCTACAATATCAGTAGTCATGTGTTGATTTTGTAACCAAATCTGTGAGATGCCCGGCTTGATTGCACCGTACACGCTTAACAATGATGACCAATGTAACTCAGTATCAGGAGCTTCTGGTATATCCAACATTTCATTATTAGGTCTTAGTGGTTGATTAGCAGGCAATAGTTGGAGTGTATCACCGATTAATAATATCTTATATCCATAAGGTGTAATCTTTTGTCTTGTACCTAATAATAAGTCACTATCTTGCATGTCAGTGAGAGCATTTCCTTGATAGATACTTGCAATAACTTTTTGAATGACACCTAATTTTTTAATCTTAGCAGGACCACTTATCCAGATTGGCATATGAAATTTCCAACTCATAATGTCAATCGGGTTACCTGAACCTTGAGGAATTGTTCTACTGCTAAATGTTAATCCATCTTGATATACAACTGACAATGAAGTCCAATCAATAAAATTATCTGTGCTTTGAATTTCTAACGCAGGATTGAATAGTACACCTAATTGTTCAATCAATTCTAATTTTTGATTATAATTTGTTGTCCAAAAATCTACGTTCACACTTAACTTATATGGTACAGGCATCATTCTTTCAACAGTAAAGGCTTGCCCCTGTGTAGTTTCATATGATCCTGAATCTTGATTAAATGTTCGTTGTCTCATCGACACTTTATCAACAAACGTAGGATCTTGCGTTCTACCCTGATCGTAATCCAGTGCTACAACATTATATGTTATTAATGGTGCACTAGGTAAACTACTAGGACTGTTGTTTGCAATTTGTGTTTGCGCCATTCTACTAGCGTCACCGTATTGAATTGGGACACGAACAAGAATATCATTTCCTGCAGGATCTGTTCCTTTAGTAACTTGCCAATCACTAAAGATTCTTGCAAATTGTATTAAGAATCTGCGGATTTGATTATCAAAGAAAAACTGTGCCATCTATTACCTTAATCTGGTTGTATTTTTAGTATCTGTGAAAGTGCTTGACGTTCCGGCATTTCAGTACCATCACTCAGTGTAGTTGTGTTTGTATTGTTAATGAACCCGGACAACTGAGATTGATTATTAGCATCACTAAATCCAACACCTGTTCTAACATTCTCACTAATCTTAACCCATAGATTACCATCCCAACGGAATAATAACTGTGGTAAATAATCTGTTCTTAAAAAATAATCACCAGCCTTTGGTAGTGATGGAAACGTAATACCTGCACCAGTAGTAACACCATTAGGGGCATTGCCGTTGCCAACCATATAACCATCTGTATAACCAAAACTTCTTGGTGAACTTCTTGCAACAAAATGGAATCTTGGATCACTATCAGCACGATAATCCATGATATCAGGAATGATAGTACCAGTAAAACCATCCATTAATGGATCTTGATCAGCATTACTATATGTATTATCAGTAGTACCATAAGGGCCGTCAATTGCTCCCAATGCCTTTACTGATAATATTAAATCACCTTTAACTTTACCAGAACCTGTGTCAGTTTTCTGTGGTTTAGTTCTAGCTACTTTTAAATTCAGTTTGACAAACTCTGCTAATTTAGTATCATCTGAATCAGCAGTCATATCCCAAATACTTTTTAATGCACCTGCACCAATCCTAACCACAAAATAATTTTGACCACGTGCTACAATTTCTTCAATAGTGCCTTCTGGTCTTACGGGTGACCCCTTCAAATTAACAATACTTGCAGTACTTACTGGTTCATCGTTTGAATTAGTCGCAACTACATATAAATTAGTATTATCATATCCTGATTTAGGTAATAATCTTCTAGCTTCAGCTAAAGCCGCATCATTGATTGCTATGTTTGTGTTGTATCTACTTAAAATATCTTTTAGATTGTCAGCAGTATCCAATGTCCAAAATGGCGAGTTAATTATATAAGTTTTTGTTACATCATCATATATTGTACACGGAGTACCTATAGGAACAGTAGATGCGGCAACATAATTTTTATCACCGTATGTAACTACATAACCCGGTACATATGTTTTGGTTCTGTCCCATACACCAAGGTAGTTGTCTTTGTTTAGTGGCTGCTCTAGTATACTTGAAAACTCTTGACTATCAACAAGTGGCTCACATTTAATTCTCCATAGATGTGCATACCATGTACTACTGAATCCTTCACTTGCAAAGTTTCCATCTGTTACTTGATAGTATCTACGTAAACTTGTAGGTATCAATTCGTTTAATGGATGGTAGTCAGTCAAATGAGGTAATTCTAATACATCACCTACCATCAATTTACGACCAATTAAATCAATCATTTCATTATAATGTATTGTAATGAATATAGTATCATTGTTTAAGAACAATCCAAATTGACTTAGGTCAAAGTCTAGGTTCTGTACATTATAATGACCTCTGATTCTATAGATATCGGGCGCATAATTGCGGTCACGATTCTCTAAGAATAACAAGTCTTGGATTTGAGTAGGATCTAATATACTACGCTGTGGCTGAGTTAAATCTGCACTAGGACCTTGATCCTTGATACCTATATATTTGTGAACGTACAAATCCGTTCCACCTACAGTGAATTGCTCTTTGATAATTCTATCAAAGAATCGATAATCGTTGGATTTTTTCTCGCGGTATAAGGATAATCTTGGCATAGTGTATTTATCGCAATCCTAAAGCAAAAGTATTACCTCACAAAAGACTTGACAATAAATGAATGTTCGTATATAATATTAAATATTCGACACTCAGGAGTAATTCATGACAATACGCAAACCCAAAGCAACATCAGATCACTTTATCAAGGCACTGAATCCAAAAGATGCTGATCAAAAGTATATGGGTGATGAACCATTCTTCCCATTGCAACCTGACACTGACAGACGTAAAATTACACTAACTGTAAGTTTCACATGGTACAATCGGTTCTATGGTAAAAAGGATGCTAAAGAATTGCTATGTCAATATTTAGATAGTCATGACCGTACCGCTGAAGCGAAATATCTACGCAAAGTACATGAATCTGAATTCTTGATGACATTGTGCTGGCTCGCACGTATGAATTTGCGCGGTCTTGAACTGAACGAACATGAATCACTTACACTAGAAAATGAAATTTCCCGACTGTTGAAACTGGTTCACAAGCCTGAGGTCGTTACAAAAGAACCTAGCAATCGTCCTAACATTCAGGAATTGATGCGTGAGAAAGCCGGTGAGGCAGCAGGTGAACTTGAAGGACTACTTGACGAGTACATCACTACAGGTAAGACTACACAAAAGACAGTTGATATTGTTGCTAAATTCAATGTCATGCCACAGCATATCCCTATCATTGTTGAGATTTGGAAACGTAAAGCAGAAGAATTTAATGAACTAGTTGAGGGTACAGANAAAGACCTGAACGAGGCTTATGCTTTTTTAGGTAAAGTACAAGTGCGTAATCTTGTCAAATTTGTAGATAACGTTCTAGGTGACTTGAACAGCTATATCTCAATTAAGAAAGCAAGCAAAGCACCTCGCAAACGCAAAGCAGTCCCTGTTGAGAAGATTGTTGCTAAACTCAAGTACTTGAAAGAATTCAAGGATCCAGTCAACAAACTTGAACTGATTAGTGTGCATCCTACTAAGTTNCACGGTGCAAGCGAGGCNTGGGTCTATGATACTGCAAAACGTAAAGTGCATCATTACATTGCTGACGATTACAGTAAGACTTTTACAGTTAAGGGTAATACGATCCTAGGCTTTGATAGCAATACAAGTGAAGTCAAAACATTGCGTAAGCCGGGTGAGCAGATTAAAGAAATAATGGGTAGCAAGCCGGCTGCACGTAAATACTTTAAAGAGATTAAAGCAGTAGCAACTGCGCCTAATGGTAGGTTCAATGAGAACATGCTAATACTGAAAGCGTTCTAATGGATAATAGTAAAATAAAAGACAGGATGACAGAACTAATGGCTCCGGTCGAACAGCAATTACTAATGTGTGATGACAAAGAAGACCAGCTTATGATGGCTTGTGCGATGTTACAACGAGTAAGTGAAGTCTTTGTTTACCATTTAGGTGAACAAGGAGCAAAACAAATGTTTAAGGATTTGATAAAATGAATGTAGATTTAAACAAATATAGTGATTTTGTGCAGGCTGTTACAAGCCAACCAAGTAGTGACTTGACAACTTTCATGGACACCCTTGACCGATTAGATGCAAACTATGAACTAGATGCCGATGCCGGTATAATGAAATATGGGCCTGACATCAACGTTCCGTTGTTACTGACCGCATGTCTAGGACTAGCCGCAGAGTCAGGCGAGTTTATTGAAATACCAAAGAAGATTTTCTTTCAAGGTAAAGCACTAAATGAGGATAACGTATTTCACATGAAACGAGAACTTGGTGATATCATGTGGTACTGGATCAATGCTTGCAGGGCACTTCGTCTAGATCCTAATGATGTGATTGCTGAGAACGTAGAGAAACTAAAAGCACGATATCCCGGTGGCGAGTTTAACGTGTTCAATAGTGAGAATCGTCAACACAACGATATCTAAGTAGATTATTTAGGTAATCTACCTTTTCTTTTTATCTCTTCCGGTGTGCGTTTACGAACTATAAATTCAATCGCACACTCACTTATACTATGATAGGTTTGATCTACTCTACCAATATCATATATAAATGTACCATTTATTAATTCAACCTTAAGAACCTCAACCTCACTATTGTATTGATATAAGAATTCAAATACGTTAGTGCTGACCGGGCTCCAGCTTTCTTCTTTATTAATTGTCCAACTTGTTTTATGATCGGGGTTATGGTTACTAGGCCACACGCCCTGTTCATACAAATCCTCATCAGGAATAGTTACAATAATATGTCCGCCCGGCTTACAAATTCTAAGCCAATTATCAAATGCTTGGAACGGGTCCCTCATGTGTTCCAAACAATGACTGCTATGTACAAAATCAAATGTATCATCAGCTACACCTTCCATAAGTTGAGCATCTCCGTCAGGCATATCCCACGCTTTTAAACCTGTCATTAGTGGAAATTGTTGANTGTATCTTCCAATTTGGTCGTTACCCGCCCCAATATCAATTCCATAACCTCTAAAATATGTACTAGCAAACCTAGCATCTTGTAAACGGCGAATTAATGCCTTGCTTGACTCATTCATTGTATTCCTTAAGTAAAATTATATTTATTTTACACTCACTTATCTAAAATAAAAGTTGAGTTTAGTTCATTGTACTATGGTTTCCAGATAAATATATTATCTGGAGAACACAATGGCAATTCTGCAATCAACTAGTTTAGACGCATTAAAAGAAGATTTATTTAGAAACTTACGCTTACGTATGGGCGAAGGCATTGTTGACGTTGAATTAGATCCTGAACATTATGAAGCCGCNTATAAGTATGCGGTTCAAGTNTATCGTCAACGAGCACAAAATGCAACAGAAGAAGCATATACTTTATTGACATTACAAGAGCATCAGGAAATTTATACTCTTCCCAAAGAATTTATTAATGTAAGACAAGTATTCCGTCGTACTGTTGGAATGGAGACAGGCCCAGGATCAACTAGTTTTGATCCATTTAGTAGTGCTATTCTTAACACGTATTTACTGAACTATAGTTCGGCNGGTGGGTTAGCAACATATGATTTNTATGCAGGATATGTTGAATTNGTTGCACGTATGTTTGGTGGATATGTAATCTACACCTTCAACAATGTTACAAAAGAAATTCGCTTAGTGAGAAATATCAAAGGTAGCGGCGAACAGATACTAATTTGGGCTGATATTCAAAAGCCTGAATCAACATTACTTCAAGATCCGGGAAGTGGTGTTTGGATTGGTGACTGGACCTTTGCTCAATGTATGAGTATCTTGGGTGAAGCCCGTGAAAAGTTTGCAAGCATTGCTGGCCCGGGTGGCGGCACTACCCTTAACGGATCCGCATTAAAATCCGAAGCTAAAGAAATGCAAGCCACATTATTAGAAGATTTAAAGCGTTATGTGGATTATAGTCAGCCACTAACTTGGGTACAAGGTTAATAACATTATATGAGAGCAACTGAGTTTATTACGGAACTATTTCGCCCCGGTAATCAAAACTGGAAGTGGAATCGACAATCCCAGGAAGAGGCAGTTGCAAATTTTACTGTGGGCGAAAGAAAGTATGTATGGTCAGCCTACAGTCATCACCAAGATGATAAGCCAGAAACATGGGAAATACAATTTCGTTTAATTAGAGAGGCGTTAGATCCTGAAAAATTATCACTATATGGCACAACAGGTACAGGCAACTCAGCAGAAGTAATGTCAATTGTAGTAGATATAATGCGTGAATTCTTACAAGACTACGGTGATAATGTACAACAAATTATATTTGATGCAAAAGAAAACAGTCGCATAGGATTATACACAAGAATGGTAAACCGTTTAATACCCAATTGGAAATTAGAACAAGACTATAATCCAGAATTAGGGTTAAGATTTATATTATCTAATTCAAAACAAAATTAACCTAAATGCTAGCATATGTCATCTGTTAGTAATATAATTACTACTTCAGGAGAACGCATGATTATAGGTGTAACGGGATTAATCGGAAGCGGCAAAGATACTATAGCCGACTATCTAGTAACTAATCACAAATTTAAACGAATAAGTTTTGCATCCAGTCTTAAAGATGCTATAGCAAATGTTTTTGGCTGGGAACGAGAAATGTTAGAAGGTACAACTAAATCTAGCCGCAAATGGCGTGAACAAGTTGACTCTTGGTGGAGTCAACGATTAAACATCCCTGAACTAACACCACGCTGGGTTCTACAACAATGGGGTACTGAAGTTTGTCGTGCTAACTTCCATGACGATATATGGGTAGCAAGTGTAGAGAACAAACTACGACAAACAAAAGATGATATCGTCATTACTGATTGTAGATTCCGTAATGAAGTTGATGCTATCAAAAATGCAAATGGTATTACTTTAAGATCAAATCGAGGTCCTGAACCTGAATGGTACGATGCAGCCAAAGCATTTAATAGGGGACCTGACGGGAATAGTCTTTGGGCTTTGAGCAAAGCTAAGTTAGACAAAGCTAAGATTCATGCCAGTGAATACTCTAGTGTGGGATTAGAATACGACCATTATATTGACAATAACGGATCTATTGATGATTTACATGCTACACTTAGTCAACTTCTAAATCGCCCCGACGCCAGTTAACTTCTTTTCTTTTTACCACTTCAACACAGTTTAAACAGATTGTACGTAGGTTAGTAAACTCAGTGTGTTCTAGTTTACCATCTATATGAAACACAGTAGTCTGACTAGGATATGAACTCTTAAAGCCACATAAATCACATGTGGCTTTTTTCTTGTACCCTGACTTTTTCCAACTAGGTTCTCTTGGTTTAAGTTTATTTTTCTTACGACCACATTCATCACACATACTACGATAGTGTGTTATGCCATCACGTTTATAATTTACAGCAGTATTATTCTTACCGCATGTGTTGCATATTGGTCTCATACTATATTTATCATTGTAACCTTCGAAGGTACGCTAATTGGCATTTTTTTACCATTTACACTAAATATTAGTACGTTAGGGCGTTAACCCTCATAATCATAACATAAAGGAAAATAACATGGCACTAGTATCACCAGGCGTAGAAGTAAATATCATCGACCAAAGTCAATATTTACCAGCAGCCACAAATTCAGTTCCGTTGCTAATTGTTGCATCAGCACAAAATAAAGCAAACGCCGCAGGCACAGCAGTAGCTGTAGGAACAACAAAAGCAAATGCAGGTAAATTATATCAAGTAACAAGTCAACGTGANTTAACTACTTTGTTTGGTAATCCATTCTTCTATAAGACAACAAATGGTACACCGATTCATGGATATGAATTAAACGAATATGGTTTATTAGCAGCCTATTCATTATTGGGCACAACAAATCGTTGCTATATTTTAAGAGCAGATATCGATTTATCAGAATTTGTAGGATCAGTTTCTAGACCATCAGGTGAAGCGGTAGATGGTNCATATTGGTTAGATACAACTAATAGTACATGGGGCATTTATGAATTTAATGCTACGTCTGGTAAGTTTGTTAATCAAATTCCATATGTTCTTACAAGTACCGATCAATTAACTGATGCACGACATCCATTAGATACCATTGGTAACGTGGGAGAATATGCAATTGTTGCAATGCATCACGCTGGTGAGCCTGCCGGGGATAGTACCTATTTCTATAAAATGATGGATAATACATGGATGGCATTAAATAGTGATTCATTGGCTTCAAGTAATCCATCAGTAAGTTCTACTATCTCTAATCCAACATTAACTACTGGATATAGTTTTGATGTAACATTAACCTCAGAGGCAAGCGGAATGGCATCAACAACCAATATTATTGTAGCCGCCGGTGATGATGTGAACGATATTGCAACTTATCTTAATAATTTAAACGACATTCGATTTAACGCTGACGTAATTGATAATAAATTGAATATCTATGTAGTTGATGGAGATATTGTCACATTAGCTAATCATTCCACTGACGGTTCCTTGCTTACTCAATTGGGAATTACTGCAGGTTCTTATTATGGTGTTACATGTCATTATGGTACCAGTGCTCAAATGCCATTATGGACTTCAAGTCAGGCAAAACCCCGTGCTACTGGATCTGTTTGGATTAAAACAAGCAGCGCCGGGAATGGATTATCACTATCACTCTCAAAATATAGCGTAGCAACTGCTAGTTGGACTTCACAATTTGTTTCAGCATATGGTAGCGAAATTAACGCAACCGCTGCATTAGATAGTACTGGTGGAAAGGCTATTCCCCAAAATACAATTTTTGCAAGATATGCTAGTCCTGGTGCTGGCGGTAGTCAAAGTACTGCACCAGTAAAATTATTTAATAGACTGGCTACGGGGCCTACAGTTACTACTACAACAATAGCTAACCCTACAATTACTACAGGCAATAGTTTTACTGTATATGTGAGTATTCCTGGTGAAAGATTGTCTAGTATAGATTTACCCGCAACCAAAATAATATTCGAGAATACAGGAACAACCGCGGCTTCATTTGTTACAGATTGGCAAAATGCTCAAATTCCCTATACAACTGCTACATTAACAACTGATGGAACTATTCAAATTACTCATACATTAGGTGGTGAAATTTTTATATCAGATATTGACCCTATAACACTCCAACGCTCAGATGTATTGTATGCTGATTTAGGATTTGATGGGGTAGGTATTAAATATGGACCGATACATACATTTACTGTATCTGTTACACCTGAAGCAGTAACAACATCCGGCACAGGTGGATCAATTTCCGTGTCTGTGGATAGTGTAGGAAAATATATAATAAACACTGTTAGTGGTGGTTCCGGTTACGCAGTGGGTAATGTTTTAAAAGTCAGTGGTGGTTATCTTAGTGGTTCTAACGGTGTTAATGATTTGAAATTAAATGTCACTAAAGTTAATGCAGGATCTTTGGAATCAGTTAGAATATCAACAACAACTCAATTTGCAGATAGAAAGTATTATACCCAAATTTCAAATTGGGAAGAAATTGAGTATACTGCAAATGAAGGTGCTCCTGTAGAATTACCTGCAAACGGTAGATATTGGTACTTTAGCACACCAAGTCAAGTTGATATCATGGTCAACCAAGGTGGAGTATGGAAGGGATATAGAAATGTAAACTATGATAGTTCTGGTCATCCAGCTAACTCAGGAACAAATAATACTGATTCTACGGGCCCTATTGTTAGTGCATCAGCACCAATAACGCAAAGTGATGGAACTGTATTGGTTTATGGTGATCTATGGCTTGATTCTGCTGATTTAGAAAACTATCCAATGTTATATCGTTGGGAAGCAGTTAGTAGTGTAGATCAATGGGTTTTGATTGATAAAAATGACCAAACTAGTAGTAATGGTATTTTGTTTGCTGATGCAAGATGGAGTCATTCGGGTGCTGTGAATCCAGTAGATGATCCTATTCCATCTATAACTACTTTATTAACTAGTAATCACTTAGATTTAGATGCACCAAATCCAGCTTTATCTCCACAGGGTATGTTATTATTCAATACACGCCGTTCAGGATACAATATTAAAGAATTCAAGACTAATTATTTTACAAACAAAAATTATCCTAATGCCGGTAACTATAATTCAGGCGCACCGACAAACAATGCTAATTTACCTCAAGTAAGTTATGCTTGGGTTAGTGCTAGCGGATTGAAGTCAGATGGTTCGGCTTACTTAGGTCGTCACGCACAGCGTCATATGATTGTGTCAGCGATGAAATCGGTAATTGATACAAATCAAACTATACGTGAAGAAGATAATTTCTTTAACTTGATAGCAGCTCCTGGTTATCCAGAACTACAACCTAATATGGTAACGTTAAACAATGACCGCAATAATACTGCTTACATTGTAGGTGATACTCCATTAAGATTACCAGATCAAGCTACTAATATTACAAATTGGGCGACTAATGAAGCATTAGCAACCGAGTCAGGTGAAGATGGTTGGGTTACCCGTGATACGTATTTAGGTGTGTTCTACCCAAGCGGTATTACATCAGATACAACAGGTACAGCCGCAGTTGTTCCTGCAAGTCATATGATGTTACGCACGTTACTAAGAAACGATACATTGGGTTATCCTTGGTTAGCTCCAGCAGGTACACGCCGTGGTACAATTGACAACGCTACAAATATTGGATACTTAGATGCTACTACTGGTGAATTCCAAGTAGTTAAGAATCGTATGAGTATTCGTGATGTGTTATATTTGAATCAAATTAATCCATTAGCATTCTTTACTGGTGTTGGTCTATTGAATTATGGTAATAAGAACTCATTTGATTCACAATCAGCATTGGATCGCATCAATGTATCACGTTTAGTTTGTTATATTCGTGAAAGACTGCAAGTTGCGGCTCGTCCATTCGTATTCGAACCAAACGATGCTCTTACACGTAATCAACTTACCGGTGTTGTTCAGTCATTGTTTATTGACTTAGTTGGAAAGCGCGGATTGTATGACTATCTAGTTGTATGTGATGCAAGTAATAATACTCCATCTAGAATTGATAGAAATGAATTGTGGATTGATATTGCAATTGAGCCAGTTAAGGCAGCAGAATTCATTTACATACCGGTTCGTGTTATGAACACCGGGGCTATTGGAGCTCAATAAATACACTCCCCTCAGGGGGAGTTATTTAAGATAAATAATATATAGGAGATAGTAATATGGCAACAGCCTCAAATTCATTGTTCAACATGACTGTCGGATCAGACAACACACCTAGTTCTCAGGGTTTGTTAATGCCTAAACTACAGTTTAGATTCAGAGCATTATTTTTAAACTTTGGTACAGGTGGTGCAACTCAAGAGTTAACCAAACAAGTTATGGATATACAACGTCCCAACGTTTCTTTTGAAGAAACAGTAATCGACATTTACAACAGTAAAGTATATCTAGCCGGCAAACATTCTTGGCAAGAAACGCAAATTAATTTGCGTGATGATGCTGCCGGTAATGTTTCAAAATTAGTTGGTCAGCAACTACAGAAACAATTTGACTTTGTTGAGCAAGCAAGTGCGGCTTCAGGTCAGGACTACAAGTTCCAGATTAACTATGAAATTCTAGACGGTGGTAATGGTACATTGGTTCCTAATGTACTAGAAACCTGGGAATTGTATGGATGTTTTATTAAATCAGCAAACTACAATAACATGGATTATAAATCAAATGATCCAGTATCTATTCAGTTATCTATCCGTTTTGATAATGCAATTCAATCTCCATTAAGTTCTGGCGTTGGTACTAATGTTGGTCGTGCATTTGGTGGAACATCGGTCACTGGTTTAGGCAGTTAACTTAGGTAAACAATGGCATTCAGTATTGATGGCCTTGTAAATGGCAATTTTGGCAAAGGCAAAGATGTCGTCAGCGGCGCCGTCAAAGATATTTTTGGAATAGATGTTGCTGCCGAAGCAGGGAATGCCGCAAAGGCATTCTTTGGTGGCGGCGAATACTTACGTGATGCTACTCATGCAAGTAAAACTTTTACTCCAAATAATTATGCTTATGCTCCCAAGTTTAAACATTTATTTCACGTATATTTTGATATAAACACTGCATTGACTGAAGTAGGTAATAATTGGCCGGAAGATGCTAATTTTAGTTTGAATGTAAAATCAATTCAACTACCTAAATTCAATTTTGAAACACATTCCTTAAATCAATANAANCGNAAACGTATTGTACAGACTAAAGTAAAATATGAGGCGGTATCAATAAAATTCCATGATGATAATAGTAATCTAGTTAATAAATTATGGCATGCTTATTATACATATTACTATAAAGATGCCGCACAAGTTGATATAAATTCTTCTAGGACAGCAGGGGGATCTACCTCAGGAATATGTAAACGCTATGAAGATAATAGAAATTTATATGATACTATTATTCCAAACAATGATGATTGGGGTTTTATCGGTGAGGGAAACCCATCGCTAACAACAACATCTGGTTTGCTAGGCAGTCCTAAAATTGCTTTTTTTAAATCTATAAACATCTTTGGATTTCATCAACATAATTTTATGATGTATAAATTGATAAATCCTATAATTTCATCATTTAACCACGATCAATATTCATATTCTGAAGCCGGCGTGATGGAAAATAATATGACAATTGAATATGAAACTGTCAAATATTTTCAAGGAGCACTCAATGGCCAAAACCCCGGCGCTATTGTGTCGGGATTTGGTNATCCGGGACATTATGATACTAGACTTAGCCCTAATGGTAAAGCAGGGAGTAATGCAAGCATCCTTGGGCAAGGTGGCGCGGTTGATGCTATTGATGGTATCATAGATGATATTTCTACTGGAAATTTTACTGGCGCAATACAAAAAGCAGGAACTGCATATAAAACATTTGATTTGAAAAATGGATTAGGTAAAACACTTAGCATTGCAAAAGGCGAGGCGGGCGGTATCATATCTAATAAAATAATGGCTCCTAGTAATAGGGGAGGATTTGATTTTCCTAGTGCCGCATCGTCAGGTATTAATAACGGAATTCAAAAAGGGGTTGATGTTGTTAAAGGAGCATTTACACGTGCCCCGGCTAAATCTCAACCTCAAGTTATTGGTCAAGGCCAGGATGCTAGGTACGACTAAATACTAACCAAAACAGTATAGCATAAATATATCTACGAGGTAGATATGGCACAAATAATAGACGGACCACAAACACAATTAGATAGAACTGTTAAAATTTTTGACAGCTACTATAATTTCACCGCTTCAGTTGGTGCCAATCAATATGAAATAGTTTTTTCATATTTTTTATCTGTTTGCAAAAGTAGAAATACTGCTAAAAATTTCACAGCAATGTTGTTTAGAATTGCTTCTACTATTGATGAAAACCCAATGACATTATTAGATTATCTACAGGGTACTGGAGATAAAATGAAGGCTACACGATTAATGGTTTATTATCTTAACAGTTTAAAAAGTAAAACTACATTATATGGTGTAAATGCAGAACCTACACCCAATGAATCAATTCAACGAAACATAGTAACGTAATGGCTAGTTTTGCACAGGGTATATATGAAGTACAGAATCCCGAGAAATATATAGGAAAACATAAACCTAGATATCGTAGTGGTTGGGAAATGACTTTTATGATGTTTTGTGATAACAATAAGAACGTACTTAAGTGGGCTAGCGAAGCAATCAGTATCCCATACCGCCACCCATTAACTGGTAAGATGTCAATGTACATACCCGACTTCTTTGTAGTGTATGCAAACAGACATGGAAAACAGATAGCAGAAGTTGTAGAAATCAAACCTAAAAAACAAAGTCTTATTGAAAGCAAAGTAGCTAGTGCTAGAGATAGGGCTATTGTCGCAGTCAATCATGCTAAATGGGTAGCAGCCAATGCTTATTGTAGACAGAATGGATTTGCTTTTCGGGTGGTTACAGAGGATGACCTTTTTCATCAGGGCCGTCGTAAGTAATAAATATACTGTTATTTAGGATAGCACATGACAAAAAAGTTAGAAGAATTATTTGAACTACCAATTGATGATGAGGTAAACAATCAAGTGTTTGAAAACACACAGGTTAGTTTTGTCACACAAGAAACATACGATACATTACAGAAAATTGAGATTGCTTTGCCCCAAGTTCGTGGGTTAGAAGCAAGCGATAATGAAATGGACGAACTTGCATCATTGGCTACTAGTAGCTATAAAGACTTGATGGATTTAGGTATGCAAGTAGATAGTCGCTTTTCAGCCGAAATATTCAATAGTGCAAGCGGTATGTTAGGACATGCTATCACTGCTAAGACTGCAAAGATTAATAAGAAGTTAAAAATGCTTGATTTACAGTTAAAGAAAGCACAGTTAGATCAAAAAATTGCAAGTAAAACTGAAGAAATTGAGAATACCCCGTTAGGTGAGGGTAGTCTAGTTGACCGTAATGAGTTGCTAAAAACCATATTGGCAAACAAAAAAACGGATAATTGATAAATAATAGAATAGGAATAACATAATGAAAACCCTTCGTCATTACTTAATGGAAAGTGTTCGCACATACAACTACACGATTAAAATCTTGGGTGATGTAGAGAACAAAAACTTATTGAATATGTTTATACATAATCTAAGTAAATTTGATCCTGTAAAAATCAGTGATCCCAAAACAACTGTAATTCAAAAAAATCCTTATGGATTCCCACTTGAAGAAACGAATCAAAGTGTAATAATTATTCAAGCTGAATTCAAATATCCAGCAACAGAACCGATGATTGTACAAATTGCACAACAATCAGGTCTAAGAAATATGATTCGTGCAGTAACAAAAGATTACAATGACAGTATCAATGCTGAAAATGACAAATATGCTAATCAAGTGCAAGATGAAGAAAAGAAAGCATTATTAGATACACCTGAATTAGAAGATAACGGCAAACAAGCTAGCAAAGACTATGCTAACCAATATCTAGATAAAGTAATTCCAAAAGAATCAAGCATTGATATCCCTTATAATGCTAAGAAAACCCCAACAATCAAGAACACAAGCAAAGATGGTATTCAAACAAAGAGTCCTTTTAGTAGTGTTAAGATGCCAGAAAGACCAGCAATCGGAGCACATAAATGATCGACTTTACTTCTACCCAACTCAGTTGGATACTCATCGGGGCTTGCAGTATAGGCGGTACCGGTTACATGTCTGTGGATACTAAAATTAAAGATTTAGATACCAGTGTACAAATATCAAGTGCAAAAATGGATGACATGAAAACAAATATGTCTGAGTTACAAAAACAGTTAACTCGCATGGAAGACAAACTAGATAGAAAACAAGGATCAAAATAATGGATTTTAAATCATTACTACAAACAATGGATACCATTAAAGAAAGTGTTCAGCAACCAGCAGTACAAATTTTCAATGACTATGATGAGGTTGTTGCTGAGTTTGACCAAATGCCACCAAGATTAAAGAGTGCATTGCAAGGAAGTGACTTTGGTGCAGTACAATGGCTTGCAGATTTAGCAAGAAAAGATCCCGATCTTGATATGTCTACTATTGAGAAAATGGTATTTTCAAATGGGCACGTAATCGAAGTACAAGAATACCTAGATGACTTATATGAATCAGTTCACAAAGCAGGTCCAGGTGGNTATGGNAATCGTCATGGTNCAGAAACACAAACTGANCAATACGGTAAACCGATTGGTAAAGTAAGTTTAGCTAAGATGGGTCCTAAAGATGATACACCTAAGAAACGTGGAGCACCTGTAAAGGCTGACAAGCCATTGACAGGCAAGGATGATCCAAAAAATAAAAAAGTAGGTGACTTGTTTGGTCGCACTACGGGTGATGTACCAACAGGTAAAAAAGGTACAAAAGTTTCTAAGATGGATGATGCCGATAAGGAAGAAAAGAAAAAAGAAAAAGCTGAAAAGAAAAGTTTAAAAGATTGGATTGAAGTATCTGAGCACAATCAATTGAATGAAGAAGATGTTTCAGTCAAACCAATTCAAGCAAGTCAAATCATCGGTGCAGATGGTAAGTCAATGGGAACTGCTGATCCTGCAACTGCTAATGCTATTAAAGCGGCAGCTGAAAAAGGAACATTAAATTTATCAGGTGATGACAGTAGTAGTTCTAGTAGTTCTAGTACTCAACCAATGACTGAAAAATCTGACAAGCCAGTTAAAACTGACGCTTCAGCAGAAGGCAAGTATAAAGGCAAAAGTAAAAGCGAATTACTAAAAGCATTTAAGCATTTAAAGAAAATTGGACCTCATGAAAAGGGTAGCAAACAAAATGAAAACATGAAAGAATTAGCAGATGCTATTCGTGCTAAAGGTGATTCAGGTAAAGTACAAGAAACTGGTGAAGGCCCGCATGACTGGATGCAAAGTATGAAAAAAACTGCATCTAATATGCAAGCTAAACATCCGCTTCCACAAAAAACTAAACAAGCAAAAAAACCTAAATCTGCACAACATCAACCACAACCTAGAAAGTCTGATAAAGAACATAAGGCTGGTATAGACAAACAAATGGCTAAGTATTATTCAGACAATAATGATACTCACAGACATATCGGTGATAGCTATAATCCAACTAAGAGAATGATGGAAAGTGAAGAAGGCGCATCAAGACAACCAGCAGTACAAATCATCAATGACTTTGATGAAGTAGTTTCAACATTTGACTATATGCCAAAAGGATTAAGACGCCATTTACATAGTAGTGAATTTGATGCTGTTCAATGGCTTGCGGATGTAACAAAAAGCGACCCTGAATTTGATATTACCACTATTGAAAAAATAGTTATTGCACCAAATGTATATGGTCCAGAAGAATACACAATTGATGTCCAGCAATATTTAGATGACTTAGACTTAACTGAAGCTGATGATGACTTTGAACAAGAAGATGAAGCGTATATTGCCTGCATAGTGCAACATAACCGTTCAGGCCAAGCAGTTGTACAAAGAACAAAACCTATAAGTCGTGACCGAGCAGAAGAAGTAATTAAACATGCTCTTTCTAAAAATACATTTGTACACCCNCCATTCATGACNATTTACCCAGCAAGTGCTGGTAAGTTAGACGGCTCAACTATCATGGCTCAATTTCCTGATATGAGTCAAGAAGCAGGTCCTGCTAATACTGGTATGATGGAAGGT